GAAGTCTATTTGGAAAGGTGGTCGAGTGGTTGAAGGCTCTAGTCTTGAAAACTAGCGATGTGAAAGCATCCGTGGGTTCGAATCCCACCCTTTCCGTTTTAAGAATAGTTACAAATTTAACAATTAATTCAACAGTGTTACGATATGAACACAAAAAATTGACTTTGGAATGTCTGTGATTAGTATATAATAGTATCACAGGGAAAAACCTATGGATCAACGCACCTATGATAACTGGGTGAAGATCAAGGCAACTTTTGAGTCTTCTGGTAACACCGATAATATGTTTTACCGAAGAGCAGTTGAAATAGTAAAAACCCGAAGAGATCCACTGGCAAAGTTTCTTGGTGATGAAAAATGATGGAACCATTTGATGATGATTATGTGACTCGCTCTGAAGTTCAGGAGATGATTAATGCCGCAATACGACGACACAACCGTAATGCTTCTATCATTAGTATGTGCGTCGGTTGGGTGGTTCTTGCTTTATTTGCTGAAGGACTTTTGAGATTAGTTGGTGTTATTCCACCTTTACTTCCATTTCTTAAAATTACTTTAAACTAATGGTAAGATTTACTGAAAAAGACCTAGAACAGTTACAACAAATAATTTTCCAACAAAAAATGGAAGAACTTTTTGAAGAACCGTCTACATATGAGGATGACGAAGAAGATGACTAAAACACTTTTATCTTTAACCATCATTTATGGTTCAATTATGGCAATTTGGATTGCCTGGGGACTCACTCACGCATATTAGGGGGTTTTATGAAAGTAGGATTAATTGGATTAGGCCGAATGGGCGAAGGTATGTCTCGCCGTATGATGAAAGCAGGTATAGAAGTCTGGGGATATCGGAGGAATTATGAAAAAGCAAACGAAACCTTTGAGAAGGGATTTGTTAATGGAATTGCAACTAATATTGAAAATCTTGTTAAAGTAGTTAAGCAAAGTAAAAAGGGAACAGTACAACCAGGAATTTTTCAAATGGTTGTCCCTGCTGAAACTGTAGAGGAGACAATCAATGAGTTACTACGATATTGTAGTGAAGGAGATATTATTATTGATCATGGCAATAGCAATTTTAAGGACAGTAGGAAAAGAGCAGAACGTCTGGCAAAACTGGGTATCCAATATATTGATTGTGGCACTAGCGGCGGTGTTTATGGTTTGGATCGTGGATACTGTCTTATGGTTGGCGGCGGAAATACTGCGGTCTCCGCTTGTTCGCGCATTTTTGATGCCCTTGCCCCAGGAATCAACGCTGCCCCAAGGACTCAATTTGACTCGGATGTAACTTCTGCTGAGTTTGGATGGTTACATTGTGGTGGTCCAGGTGCTGGGCACTTTGTGAAGATGGTTCATAATGGTATTGAGTATGGCATTATGCAAGCATATGCTGAAGGTTTCAATATTTTAAAGAACGCTAACGCAGGTTCTCAGTATGTTAAAGAAGGAGATGCTGAAGTTGCTCCAATGGCAGACCCAGAAAGTTATTGCTACGATATTGATGTTGCTGAGGTGGCTGAGTTATGGCGTCGTGGTAGCGTGGTTGGGTCTTGGTTACTTGATCTTACTGCTGATGTGCTACGCAGGGATGGTAGCCTTAAACAGTTCTCTGGGGGCGTATCCGACAGCGGTGAGGGTCGTTGGACTGTTTCTGCCGCTGTGGATCTGGGGGTTCCCGCTCCTGTTATTACTGCTGCCTTATTTGAAAGATTTAACTCACGCAATCTCGGATCATTCGGAGCAAAAATCTTGAACGGTATGCGTTATATGTTTGGTGGACATCATGTTAGGTAAAGCACTTATTTTCATTTCTATTCCGTTTGTCTTAGCAACACTCTATTTCGGAACACGAGGAGGATACTATGACTCCAAAGATTATAAGGGAAATGGAACCGCACATTAAGCAAAGATATTTTTTTGCTTTATCTGCATTTTCTAGGATGTATGGAGTAAGGACTGCTTTTAATGATATGCATATTAAACAGTTTTGTTTTGAGTGGTCACACTGGGATGTCCATGCCCCTTTATCTGGACTTGACGAAGTAGATCAATACTTCTATCATGAATACAAGAACTGGAGAGGAAGATGATTTTTCACTTGGTCGAAACACTAGCATCAAATCCATTCTTTCTTTTTCTCTGTGGAATGGGGTTGACAGTCGTTCCTTTTGCTGGTATCATGTATATACATAGAAACAAACTCCCATAAATATTTGGGAACACATTAAATATTCCCAAATGGAAACAAGAGTATGTAAAAAATGTGGAAAAGAAAAACTCCTAAACTTGACAGAATTTCCATCTGCTGGTAATATAAATGGAGTTCAATATTATAGACATAAGTGTATTCCTTGTTATTCTAAACAAAAACTTCAAGAGAGTTCTTTAAGAATAGAAAAATTTAGAGAATACAAAAAAACCTTATCCTGTACTAGATGTGGATATAGTGATTATAGAGCACTTGAATTCCACCACCCCAATAATGATAAGGATGAGTTCGAACCTTGTGTAATAGCAAGAAGTAGGTCTTGGGAAAATGTTATGAAAGAACTAAACAAATGTGAAGTTCTGTGCTCCAATTGTCATAGAATAGAACATTACACCGGGCATTAGCGCAGTTTGGTAGCGCGTTCCGTTTGGGGCGGAAAGGCCAGAGGTTCAAATCCTCTATGCCCGACTCATAAAAATCACTTTATGAAAATGTATAAAGAACTAGAAGAATTCCAATCCTTTACAATCGAAGAATTTCAATCTAATTTTGATAATCTAATGAATAGAGTTGAAAGTGGAGAATCATTTATTATACGAGACGGAAATAAAAGCGCAGTGATAGTTCCATACAACGAAACCATAAAGTTTGCAGTAGAATCTAATGCATGTGTGGATGAGGATGTGATACGAATACACACCGACCACGAAGAAGGTTCTTGACCAAGCGTTCCAGATCCGCTACTATAGATCTGGATTTAAGCGAGTGAGACTTGGTAGTCAGAGAGGTCTTATAAACCTTTTCCGCCAGATTAGCGGCTTTGAGGTGGTTCGAATCCACCCACTCGTACTTTGCTCCTTTAGCAATCTGGTGAATGCAGCGAACTCATAATTCGCCTGAGGCGTGTTCGATCCACGCAAGGAGCATAGGACAGAATCAACACTGTCCACCTTGACTTCTCCAAGTCAAACCCTTATAATACTAAGGTCAACATTCAAAACAATGACTCTCATTTCTAAATTCAAGAAAGACGTTCAAACCCTTCGTGGTGCAGCAAACGGTGACTTTTACCTTGATGTAAAGAATCCGAAACTCTACAAAAAGGTTCGCCGCTACTATGAAAACGAAGGTGTAGTGTTTTCTGGTGATCCTCTAGATGACTATGAAATGCTTATGGAATACGTTCTTGCAGATCTTGAATCCGTTGAGGTTGCATGAAAGTAGTCAGGAAACCAACCGTTCTTATGGAACGATTTCCTTATCGTTATATCCAAGTTGGCACCTTGGAAATTAATGGTAAACCTGATTGTCGCATTCAAAAAGCAGACTCTTATACTGGACGATACCGAGATATGTATCTCTGCGATAATGAAATGCAGTTAATGACTGCTATGGAGGACTTTAATTATACTCTTTGGTTAGATCCAGAAAGAGTACCTTGTTATGTTAAAGACGATGAGGATGATGAGTAAATAGTCACGGATGGACTTTAACAGCACTGGTCGGGAGCAAAACCCCTTATGTCTAGATCTGATCTACTTCGTTGGATTGGAAACATTCTCCTCATAATTGGTTATCAAACTATGCTATGGGGAGAATTTAAATATGGTTTAATGATAAAGGTTGTTGGGGGATTACTCACAGTACCTTTTGCTATTAAACTTAAACTTTGGGATGTACTATTCTTATGTGCGTTCTTTGGTATTACCGAGATATCAAAGTTAACCCAACTTTTCTTAGTTTCTTAAAACTAAGTGGTGGAGTCAATATGACCCTCATTATGGTTTCTTGCTTTTCCCAAGAGCAAGTGGTGCGGATGGGACTCTCTCCCGCCTGGTTTCCAATTTCCAGTTAAAGAATTGGTGGCGAGCCTGAATAGTTAAGGAGGTTGACAACAACCTCCTTTTTTTGTATAATATTTAAAAAAGCATTCGTGTATGAAAAGAGCACTTATTACTGGTATTACGGGACAGGATGGTTCATATCTTGCAGAACTTCTTTTAAGTAAGGGATATGAAGTACATGGTACAATAAGAAGGAGTTCATCTATTAATAATGTTAGAATCGATCATCTATCAAAGGATGTAGTTTTGCATCATGCAGATCTTACGGATTCGACTAATATTCTTCACGTAATTCAAGAAGTAGAACCAACTGAAATTTATAATCTTGCTGCACAAAGTCATGTAAAAGTATCGTTCCAAATGCCTGCATATACAGCAGAAGTTGATGCACTTGGAACAGTTAGAATTCTCCATAGTCTTTGTATTTTAGGTATGGAGAAAAATGTACGTTTCTATCAAGCATCTACTTCTGAAATGTTTGGTTTGGTTCAAGAAATTCCACAAAAAGAAACCACACAATTCTATCCACGTTCTCCATATGGCGTGGCAAAACTATACGGACATTGGATTACTAAAAACTATCGTGAATCGATGGGCATTCACGCCAGTTCTGGAATTCTTTTTAATCATGAGTCTCCGCGAAGAGGTGAAACTTTCGTAACACGTAAGGTAGTAATTGGTCTTTCTAAAGTAAAGGCAGGTTTATTGGATTGTATTCACCTAGGAAATCTAAATGCAAAACGTGATTGGGGACATGCAAAAGATTTTGTTGAAGCAATGTGGTTGATGCTTCAACAAGATGAACCTGACGATTATGTGATTGCAACTGATGAACAACACTCTGTTCGTGAGTTTGTTGAAAAATGTGCTCCATACTTTGGTATGAACATTCGTTGGGAAGGTGAAGGTCTTGATGAGGTTGGTATCGATACTGTAAGTGATAGAGTTGTAATCCGAGTAAGTGAGAAATACTTCCGTCCATCTGAAGTTGATACTCTTATTGGTGATTCAACTAAAGCAAGAGAAAAACTTGGATGGCAACCTAAAATTTCTTTTGATGAACTTGTTAGAGATATGTGCTTGAATGAGCAACGGTTTTGATTCTTTTATTGGAGGAAAATAAATGTATTGGCCTTTAATGAAAGATACCATTACCTTTGCCGATAGGTTCAAGATGGCAAAGTTTCTGTTGTTTACTAGTCGTCTTACTAATGGACCTAAAGTAAAGCAGTTTGAAAATGAATGGTCGAAATGGTTGGGTTGCGAATATTCTTTGTATGTTTCTTCTGGAAGCACTGCAAACTCACTTTTAATCTCTTCAGCAAAAGAACTCTATGGGTTAAAAGATGGAGATAAAGTTATTGTGCCTGCCTGCACTTGGGTAACGAATGTTGCTCCTGTAATTCAAGCAGGACTTACTCCTATTTTTTGTGATGTGAATCTTAAGAATTTTAGTTTTGATGAAGATGATCTTAAGTATATTTCTGAACAACATCCTGATGTAAAAGCAATTTTTATCACGCATCTTCTTGGTATTTCTGCTAACGTTGAAAAATATAAAGAGTTATTTCCAAATGCTCTTATACTTGAAGATATCTGTGAATCTCATGGTGTAGAAAATACTCAAGGAATTCGTAGAGGAAAAGATTCTCTTGGTGCTACCTTTAGTTTTTACTTTGGTCATCATATGACTACTATTGAAGGCGGAATGGTTTGCACTAATAATAAAGATCTCTATGAACTTATGCGTATGAAGCGTAGTCATGGAATGGCAAGAGAATCTAGTCCAGAAAGGTTTGTGCAGTATATCAGAGAAAATTCAGATATCTCAAAACAATTTTTGTTTATAACTGATGGATATAATTTTAGAAATCATGAGGTATGTGCTGTTCTTGGAATATCTCAGTTAAAAAGACTTGATGATATGATTGAAATTCGCAGAAGAAACTATAAAGATTTCTTCTCATCTATTGCTCGTAATGGACATAAGTTTTATATTCCAGAATATAAAGTTGGAAATAGCAGTTTTTGTTTTCCAATAGTGTGTAAAGATCCTTCAAATATGAACAGACTAAAAGAAATATTTGATTCTAAGGGTATTGAGCACAGACCTATTGTAAGTGGAAATCTTTTGAGACATCCAGCATTTAATAAGTATGAAGTCTGTACTCAAAAAGAAAAACTTAATGTAGAGACTCTACATACAAGTGGTGTTTATGTCGGCAATAATCATTTTGTTACACAAGATCAAATGAAAGTTTTGTCTGATATACTTGACAATATTTGAACTATTAAATAAACTTTATTAAAAAGGAGTTATCAAATGGAAGAAAAACAAAAGACAGCACTTGTTTGTGGTGCTGGTGGATTTATCGGAAGTTATATGGTTAGGAGACTCCGTGAGGAAGGATATTGGGTTCGTGGTGTTGATCTTAAATATCCTGAGTTCTCTCAGAGTGCTGCGAACGAATTCATCCAAGGAGATTTAACGGACCAAATCTTTGTAGAAAAGGTTGTTCAATTCAAAGGATATGCTGGAAATTACTATCATTTCGTTGCATCAAAATATATTGAAACCTTTGATGTAATCTATCAGTTTGCTGCTGATATGGGTGGTGCTGGATATATCTTTACTGGAGACCACGATGCTGATGTAATGCATAACTCAGCACTTATCAATTTGAACATTCTGGATTCTGTAAGGAAACTGAATGATTTTACTGGAACTAACAAGACTAAGATTTTCTATTCATCTTCTGCCTGTATGTATCCAGAGTATGCTCAGATGGATGTAGATAATCCAGGTCTAAAAGAGTCTGATGCATATCCTGCTGGACCTGATTCTGAATATGGTTGGGAGAAACTTTTCTCTGAGCGTCTTTATCTTTCCTATAGTCGCAACTATGGTATTCCAGTGAGGATTGCTCGCTATCATAATATCTTTGGGCCTGAAGGAACTTGGACAGGTGGTAAAGAAAAGTCTCCTGCAGCAATGTGCCGTAAGGTTGCTGAACTGCCTCCACAGGGAGGAACCATTGACATCTGGGGTGATGGTGAGCAAACTCGCTCATTCCTCTATATTGATGAATGTATTGAGGCAACACGTCGTTTGATGGATTCTGATTTTGAAGGACCTGTAAATATTGGTTCGGAAGAAATGGTCACTATCAATCAACTAGCAGATACTGCTGCAAAAGTGTCTGGCAAAAATGTAGAGAAGAATCATATTGATGGTCCTCTTGGAGTTCGTGGACGTAACTCCAACAATGATCTCATTCGTGAGAAACTTGATTGGGATTATTCTCAAACATTGGAAGAAGGTATTCGTAAAACTTATGAGTGGATTAATAAGCAAGTGTATAAAGATGTTGTGATGTATCATCCAGTTTGATTATGAAAATTTGTTTTTATACAGAGGCTCATCTTGGTGATTTTTTATTCTCTGCCCCTTTCGTCAAACTTTTAGTTGAGAAATATCCAGAGAATGAATATTATCAGCACATATATGGATCGCATGGAACTGTCTTTCCTGAAATTTTTATGAAGGCAGTTCCTGGACTTATTCCTACAAATGAAATATGTGGAGATATTAATATTCCTACTTGGTTATGTAATAGAGAATACTCCGAAATGAGTATTCCTAATACTGAAAACTATCAAACTTTTCCTGGGTTAGAAGATGTTTTCTTTGTTCATAGACGTATTTGGAATTTTATTTTTAGAAAGCACGGATTTGATGTAAAAATACCAGACGATATTGGAATTAGTTTTGATTATGAAAGCATTCTGGATGAACAGTCTTTAAAGTCCATTCAAAAGTTTGGTGAGAGTAAAAGAAAAAAAGTATTTTTTATTAACATTAAAGGTAAGTCTGGACAGACTGACAATGATGATTGGTTAGGTAATATCCTTCATCTTGCCGATCTTTATCCAGATATTGATTTTTGTTATATGAACGAAGAACAAATAAAAGTTGATAAAGAAAACGTAATACATACTCCATCAATTTTTGGTAAACATTCATCTGATATATTTCATAATGCATATTTGAGTACTTTCTGTGATATAATTGTTGGTAAGAACTCTGGTGCATTTGTTGCAATATCAATGCACGATAGTAATGTCAAAAACCCACAGAAAATTCTTATATCTCAGACTCAAGATAATGTTCATAAAAAAGATTTAGAAATCTTTTTCAATAAAAAACTTTATAAAGCAAAAAACATACACACAAATTTCACTAAAGATAGTTTTGATATTTTGGAAAAAATCTTATGTCAATAATTTATAAAACACTTGATGATATATCTCAACTTAATCCAAAAAAATTTGAGACTGAAAACTGGTACTTGATGAACTGGGGAATGGGAGATGCAATTAATGCAACTCTTTTTCTAGAAAGTCAATCTCCAGTTCCATATAAAATTTCATGTCGTCCTGGAGTATTCAATGCAGTCAAATTCATTTTGGATAATTTTGTAGATACTCCAAAATGCCAAGAGGTTGAGGTATTTCCTATTATGTCTGGATATCCTATAGACCAGGATGAAGTCCTCATGTCAAAGAACGGATTTGGACCTCACAGTATTGGTAATGCACATCTTTTGAGAAGATTGAAAGTAATGCATTTTCCTCCAAGAGATTGGTGGGCAATTCAGAAACTTGAAGAAAGTGGAATCTTACAAAAAATCCATCAATATGATAGTGTTGAAAAAACTATAGAAGAAAAAACTTGTATCTTATTTCCAGAGGCAGGAGATAATTTTCAAATTGATGATTCTTTTTGGGAAAATATAGTTGAAATTATGCAAGATAAAGGGTATAAAGTATTTGTAAATTGGACAAATAAAAAAAATTTTTCATGTCAAAAAATCTTTAAAGGCACTCAAAAATTAGATAAGTTTGAAATACAAGATTTATGTGATCATTTGGTTCAATACAAAAACTTAGTAACGATTGGACAAAGAACCGGTATTTTTGATTTCTTAAAGTTTTTTGAGTTTAGAAAAATACAATTTTATCCTGATTTGGAAAATCTAAATAGACTAGATTCGACAAGAGCTCTTTATGAATGGTGTCATTTAGCAAACGATATTTACACCAAAAATAATATTGAGTTAAAAATGTCTGAATATAACTCAAAAATTCTTGATTTGATTATTCCATGAAAACAAAATTTAATCTAGTTGGTAATACTTTTACTCATCTTACTAATGGAAATAAGGGATATTCTGTTCACGGTAAAGAATCCAAATATATTGAGTGGGTTAAAGATGGAAGCGGCGAGGCAACCTTTTATATTGACAGTACTCTTGGTCAAGCACAGATAGATGATATTTCTGGACCAAAATATGGATGGTTACTTGAATCAAAGTACATCACTCCTCAAATAGTAGATAGTGTAAAAATGTTTCCAGAAAAATATTTGGAGACCTTTGATGCTATTTTTACTCATAACCAAGAACTCCTAAAAATAGATTCAAAGTTTAAGTGGGTTCCTGCTCAAGGATTTTGGATCAAAGAACCAAAAATCTATGAGAAGTCAAAAATGATTTCTATGATTTCATCTAATAAAACCATGTGTGAAGGACATAAACTCCGTCTTGAATGGGTGGAGAGATTGTGGGGTCAGGTCGATATGTATGGTCGAGGGTTTAATGAGATTGCAAATAAGGAAGATGGTCTTTGTGATTATATGTTCTCTGTTGCAATTGAAAATGGACAATACGAAACATACTTTACAGAAAAACTTTTAGACTGTTTTGCTACAGGTACTATTCCAGTTTATCTTGGTGCTCCTGATATTGGGAATTACTTTAATAAGGATGGAATTATTGATCTTACCGATGAGTTTGAAGTTTCAGATGAAATCTATTATAGTAAGATGGATGCCATAAAAGAAAATCTTGAGAAGGCAAAAGAAATGGAAGTTTTAGAAGATTTTATTTACAGGAGTTATTTCTCATGAGTATGTTAGGTCCTTATGCTTCCTCGAACAAGGAGACTGGATATGCTGTTTGGGATAATCCAACTGCAGAGTATGTTGGTATTTTTGAAAGGATTAACGTTCAACCAAAAGGCGTTATTCATGTTGGAATGTGGGACTTTTGTGAAATATTTTGTTATTCAAAACTGGTTGGTAATAATGTAATTGGAATTGAAGGAAACCCTAGAACATATAAGTATATGTCTAATCCAGTTGCAGATAAGTGGGGTATACTATCTTTAAATGAATGTGTATCAAATGTTGATGGAAAGGAAAAAGATTTTTATCTTCAAGGAGAAGGATCAAGTTTTTATCAGGGACAACCGGAGTGGAATAAAACAAATGGTATTTCTGTAAAAACAAAAACACTTACAACGTTAATTGAAGAAAATAATATTGATATGAACCAATATGATTTTCTGAATATTGATGCTGAAGGGTCGGAAATGGATATTCTTAAAGGATTTGAAAAATATCTTTCTTACATTAATGTTATTGATATGGAAACATCTTTTAATGATGCTCATAAAAGTGGATGTACTCATGATGATGTTGTCAAATGGTTGGATCAAATAGGATTTGATCTTAAAGAAATGTCATCTTCTTATTCTCAACAGGGTTGGGGTGATTCCCTTTTCGTTAGAAAAAATAAAGAACACACTCCATTTATGAATATTAATTTTGGAGATGATATTTGGGGTAAAGGATACCTTGAAAAGCACTGTTCATTCCAACAAGATGGAACGCAACAATTGCATTGGCAAAATAACACACCTGGATTTATGGCACTATGAAAATTGAAGTTTCGGTTGGTGAGATTGTCGATAAGATGACAATCCTTGAAATTAAAAAAGAAAAATGCGATAGTGATGAAAAATTAAAAAATATTGAGTATGAACTTAACTATCTTACGCCTATTGTTAAAGAACTAAATGTTCCTCAAAATTTGATCGATGCACTAAGAGAGGTTAACCAAACAATTTGGGACGTTGAAGACGATATTCGTAATTGTGAAAGAAATAAAGTTTTCAATGAAACTTTCATTCAACTTGCTAGAGATGTTTATCATAATAATGACCAACGTTTTTATGTAAAAAATCAAATAAATCAATTAACAAATAGTCAAATCAAAGAAGAAAAAATTCTACCAAAATATAATTGATTATGTCTAAAAAAATTGCAGTCACTACTTGGTGTACTGATGATTATGTTGATTTGATTGGAGTTGAGGATTTGGTTAAATCCTTTAAACATTTTCATCCTGACATTGATTTTTTTATTTTTGACTCAAAAATGACTGAGGAATCTAAGGTAAAAGACCCTTGGCTCAAACCCGTTTGGATGATGGCTCCAACTTGTATGCCATATATTAATGATTATGATATGGTTGTTCACATTGATGGTGATTCTGTTGTCACTGGACCTTTAACTGAGTTATTTGAGAGTGAAGAAGACATTATCGGTGTGAGAAATAATAATTCACTAGGTAAAGCAAGTTCTCATCAAGGAATTACAATTGCACACCTTCCTCCTTTTGGAAATGGGAATCCAATTCCAGTTCAGCAATTTATAAACGCTGGATTTATTGCATCAAACAATAAAGAATTCTGGTATGACTGGCATAATTTAAATGAAGAAGCTTATATGATAAAGACAGAAGTTGACCCATATTTTCATGGACTTGGAGACGAGCAGGATACTTTAAATCAGTTGTTTCATTGGGGTAAGTATTCCACTAAAATTTTAGACTTAATGGGAACGGGTCTTTCTTATGGGGTTTGTAATACTTGGGGAATCGAAACGCACTGGGATAGTTGGAGAGACCTGTATGTTCAAGACGGACAACTATGCCTTGACGATCCTGTAAATGGTGATAGAATGGTAGTGAAAGTATTGCACCAAGCAGGTGGGTCTTTGGCGGCAGAATTAAATCGGTCTAGTGGTGGACTTCGTAAGTGGTTTAGAACTGCTGTAAGTGAAGAAGCATTGGACTATATTGATAAAATCACAAAATAAACTTTCATCTATGAGCAACATTAACAGTCTAATTAAAGATTTCCTTGAGAACATTTCTTCTACTGAAGAAAATCTTTTTCCATATCTTGCTAACAGTGGAGAATTTACTCCAGGAAAATCTCCTGTTTATTATTCTGGTCCATATTGGAACAATGATGAAATTGAAGTGATTTTAAAATCTTTCCTTACTGGTAAGTGGATTGCATCTGGTGAAGAAGTAAACAAGTTTGAGAAATCTTTTTCTAAGAAATTTAATAAAAAGCATTCTTTGATGGTAAACTCTGGTAGTTCTGCCAACCTTGTAATGATTGCTGCTCTTAAAAAAAGATTTGGATGGGTTGATGGTGATGAGATTATTGTATCTTGTGTTGGATTTCCTACCACTATTGCTCCGATTGTTCAAAATGGATTGAAACCAGTTTTTGTTGATATTGATTTTAGTGACTTAAACTGGAGTTTGAGTGAAATCGAATCGAAAATAACAACTAAAACCAAAGCAATTTTTTCATCTCCAGTTCTTGCAAATCCTTATGATTATGATGTAATTCTTGATATTTGTGATTCTTATAACCTTCTTTTGATTGCAGATAATTGTGATTCACTTGGAAGTAAGTGGAATGGTAGATATCTAACTGATCATGCTGTTGCAGCGTCCTGTTCCTTTTATCCTGCTCATCACATTTGTACTGGTGAGGGCGGCATGGTTTCGTCTGATGATGAGGAACTGATTAGCATCGCTCGTAGCATTGCCTGGTGGGGTCGTGCTTGCTACTGTGTTGGTCAACAAAATCTCCTTTCATGTGGAGTTTGTGGTAAAAGGTTTGATAAGTGGTTAGTTGGTTATGATGAGATTATTGATCATAAGTATGTTTATGATCACATGGGATATAATTTAAAACCACTTGATTTTCAGGGTGCTCTTGGGTCTGTGCAATTAGAAAAATTCGATGAGATTCATTATATTCGTAGACTTAATAAAGTTCGTTTGCAGGAAATCTTTGAGAAAATTCCTGGAGTTCGTAGTGTAAATGAATTACCTCAGGCTGAAACAAGTTGGTTCGGTGTTCCTATAATCTGTTCCGATAAAAATCTTAAAAGAGAACTTGTAAAACATCTTGAAGATAATAAAATCCAGACAAGAAATTATTTTGCTGGAAATATTTTAATGCATCCTGGATATAAGTCTCTTGACGATTATAATAAATATCCAAATGCTTCTAATGTTCTTGATCTAGTATTTTTTGTTGGATGTTCACCTACTATTAGTGATGCTATGATTGAATATATTAGTTTTGTTGTTTCGTCTTTTAGAAAATGAAAACTCTTTATCGCAGACTACTTGATGTTTGTTATAGAAATAAATTACATCATTTGGGTAGTTACTTTTCTTGCTTACATACCTTAGACAAGATATATCAGTCCATGAATGAGGATGATATTTTTATCTTGTCTAATGGGCATTCTGCAGTTGCTCTTTATGTTATTTTGGAAAAGTATTATGGACTAGATGCTGAAAACCTTCTTGAAAAATACGGAGAGCATCCAAAAAGGAATGAATTGGATAAGATTTATTGCTCAACCGGAAGTCTGGGAATGGGTATTACCGTTGCAGTTGGAAGAGCGTTAGCAAATCCAAATAGAAATGTATACTGTATGATTTCTGATGGTGAGTGTGCAGAAGGATCTGTTTGGGAAGCATTGAGATTCGCTCATGAAAAAAATGTTACTAATCTCAAAATATATGTCAATGCAAATGGTTGGGCGGCATATGATCCAGTGGATTTAAATTACCTTGAAGATAGAATTAAAGTGTTTAATCCTGATGTAAATTTTGTCAGAACTTCCGTTGAACACTTTGGTTTAAGTGGATTAGACGCGCATTATATTAACTTTACTGAAAAACAATATCTGGAGGCAATTGAATCGCTATGAGTATGAGACGTAGATTTCAAGAGCTTCTCACTGAAGAAATGAAGAATAATGAAAACATTGTTCTTTTAGTTGGAGATGTTGGTTATAAGGTTTTCGATCACCTTAGAGAAGAATTTCCAAACAGGGTTATTAATCCTGGCGCTGCAGAGCAACTCATGATTGGTATGGGAGTTGGTTTTGCTTTAGAAGGTAAAATTCCTGTTTGCTATTCAATTACTCCTTTTGTTCTTTACAGACCATTTGAGTTTATTCGTAATTATTTGCACTATGAACAAATTCCAGTTAAACTAGTTGGTAGTGGAAGAAATGATGATTATGGTCCATGTGGATTTTCACACTATGCTTTTGAAGATTTAAAAGTCTTAGAAGCACTTCCAGGTATTGAAGTTTATCATCCACAATCAGCAGAAGATGTTGATATTAAATCTTTTCTTTATAATGAAAAACCGACATATATCAATTTAAAAAGATGAAAAGAGATAAAATTTTATTTACTGGTGGCAATGGATTTATTGGTCGGCAGATTATTCCTCTTTTAGAAAAAGAAGGTTGGGAAGTTGTAAGACCTAGATCTCATCAAGTTAGATTGGAAATTACTAGTGAGGTAGATTCCTTATTTACGGATGAAAAATATTATGCAATTATTCACGGAGCTATTATTGGCGGCCGCCGAGAAGTAGAAGATGGTCCAAGTGTCTTTTATAAAAATATGGCAATGTTTGAAAATATTTTCAGACATGTTGAGAAGACTGAACTTTTTATTAATCTAGATAGTGGTGCTTCTTATGGTCGTCCAGCACCTGTGGAGCAACCATCCCCTAATGATTTTGGATTAGTTGTTCCTGGAGATAACTATGGATTTTCAAAGTATTGTATATCAAAAAGAGTTTTAAATCATCCAAAAGGAATTAATCTTCGCATTTTTGGATGTTTTGGTCCTTATGAGGAGTCGAGTAGATTTTTTAATACAAATATTAATAATTATATTAATAAAAGAAATATAGAAATTTTCAAAGATAGAAAAATGGATTTTATCTATGCTAATGACTTGTATAAAATTATTAGTTATTTTTTATCTATAGGCAAAAGATCCATGATTAATGATGTTAATTGCGTATATAAAGACAAATATTATCTCAGCGAAATGGCGAGTATGATCAATAATCTTTCAGATCATAAGGTCGAAATTATCAAAAAAGGCAATTATGAAGAGTATCCATATTGTGGATATCCAAATAGTATTGAATGTATAGAATACGATGGTTTAGAAAAAGGAATTAGAGATTGTTATGACTACTACAAATAAAACCTGTCTCATCTACCAACCAGTTGGACTTGGTGATGTTTTGTGGCTCCAAAAACTTGTTGATGTGGTTATTAATGAAGGATATACTGTTTATTATCCTGTAGGCGATGTTTACTATGACTTGATTGTAAAGTATCTGAAAAAAGATAATTTAATTTGGGTTAGAGAATCTGATGATTTTCCTTTAAAGCAGTATTATGGAACCGTTAATATTCATCAAACCGAAAATGAACTTTATGTTCCTGCAAGTTTTGCAGATAGGTATTTGCCAAGATGTTCAGTAATGGCAGCAAAGTATTATTTCCTTTCTATTCCTATCTCAGATTATAGAAAATCATTTGATGTTATTCGAGATGAAGAAAGAGAAAATGAATTAATTAAAACCTATGAACTTACTGGTGATTATGTAATTGTTAATCGTGCATTTGGTACTGATCCAGATGACTCTGATAATTTTACTGTGAATACAGATAAGAAAGTTCATTATATGAATCTTCATCAAGATAAATCTAATGGATTTAATGTTTTTGATTGGATAAAGGCATTTGAAAATGCATCAGAAATTCATACAGTTGGTACATCTATTTGTTATCTCATAGACAAATATTGCCATAATAATGAAATTCATATGTATCAAAGAAGGCATCCAAACCAAGAACATACATATCATAACGAGATAAATCTTGTGTATAGAAACCCTAATTGGATTTATGAAAATGAATAGAGAGGAAAGACCTTGGGGATGGTTTGAAACCATAGAGGAAAGAGAAAGTTATAAACTTAAAAAAATCTATGTAAATCCGAATCAGCAGTTCTCTCTTCAGTATCATGATCATAGAGAAGAACATTGGATGATTGTTGAAGGTAGTGGATTTATAACCTTAGACAAAATTTCTTTTCCAGTCTATGTTGGTGATAAGTTTAAAATTGAAGTAAAGCAAATACACCGCATGAAAGCAGGTCCTGAAGGTATATTATTTTACGAAGTTCAGATGGGTGATAAGTGTGAAGAGTCTGATATTAAAAGACTTGAAGATGATTATGGTAGGAATAACTGATTTATGTTATAATAGTTAAAAGTTTTTTTGATTCCAATGAATAGGATTACTGATTATACAAACTTAGAAAATAGAATAGTACAGTGGTTAAAAGAATATGCAGATACTAATAACATCAAAGCACTAGTTATTGGTGTATCTGGTGGAATTGATTCCGCAGTATCGTCAACTCTTGCCGCAAAAACTTGTCTTCCAACATATGCGATTGGAATGCCAATTCATCAAAAAGAAGAACAAGAAACACTTTCTGATGCTCACCTTAATTGGTTGCAATCAAACTTTAGTAATGTTATTATTAATAAGTTTGATCTTACTAAAGTATTTGATACTTTTCAGTTTTCAGTAAAAGAATTTGGTGCAAATAAACTTGCACTAGCAAATAGTCGTTCCCGTCTTCGGATGGTAACTCTCTATCAAGTTTCTACTTCTGTTGGTGGTATTGTTGTTGGTACTGGAAATAAAGTTGAAGATTATGGTGTAGGATTTTATACTAAATATGGTGACGGTGGAGTTGATATTGCTCCTATCGCAGATCTCTATAAGACTGAAGTATGGGAACTTGGCAGGCATCTTGGTGTAGATCAACGCATTATTGATGCCTCTCCTACTGATGGTTTATGGGATGATGGAAGAACTGATGAAGATCAAATCGGTACTTCTTATGAAATGTTAGAATGGGTAATGGAAGATGGTCTCAACGAAGATCCTATGTTCCTGAGTGAAGAACAAACTTTAGCAGTTAACGTTTATAAAAAGTTTCATAATCAAAATAAACATAAAATGGTTTCTATTCCTACATTTAAACTATGAAAATTGGAGTTATTGGTGCAGGCAGACTTGGAATCTGTTTCGCACTTCTTTTAGAAAAAGCAGGATATGAGGTTCTGGTTTCAGACGTTCGTGAAGATTATGTGAATAGTTTGAACGAAAGAGAGATTAATACACGCGAATCTGAGGTAGAAAATCTTCTGAAGTCTGCTAAGAACTTTAGAGCAACGACTGACAACAAAGAAGTTATTCTAGAATGTGATTTAATTTATACTCTAGTCGCAACTCCTTCTTTGCCTGACGGTAGTTATGATGTAAGTTCTGTTTGGCAAGTTGTAAATGATTTTCAGGAGTGTGATCATCCAGTACATGGAAAATCTCTTGTAGTCGGATGCACTACCAATCCCGGTGATTGTGAACAATTTCAATCTCAACTGAATGCTTTCGGTGTAGATGTGTTTTATAATCCAGAGTTTATTGCTCAGGGAACAATTGTAAGAGATCTCCAATATGCTGATATGGTTTTGGTTGGCGGACCAGAAGGAGACACTAAAAGTTTAATAGAAGAAATTTATCATAAAATTCAGGTAACAGAACCTAAGATTAATTTTATGTCTTTGACTGCTGCTGAAGTTGTAAAACTTGCAATTAACTGCTATCTAACTACAAAGATTAGTTATGCTAACATGGTAGGTGAAGTTTTAACTAAATCTGGATTGGAAAGTGAAATTGATAATGTTCTATCTGCTATTGGAAATGATTCCAGAATTGGAAATAAGTTTCTAAAATATGGATATGGATTTGGGGGTCCGTGCCTACCAAGAGATAATCGTTCTTTTGCTGCCTATGCAGAAAAACTTGGATTGGAATATAATCTTGGAATGACCACAGATAATTTTAATAATGAACACTCAAAGTTTTTGAAGAATTACTTTATTGAAAAGAACACTCAAAATCTACCTTTTGCTTTTCATTATATTACCTATAAGAAAGGTACAGATATTCTTACAGAAAGTCAGCAGTATCGTTTATGTCATGATTTGATTGGTGAGAATTATAAGGTTTATGTTACTGACTATGATATGATTGATGTTGAAGTAAGAGATAGATTAGAGGCACTATATGGTAATGGACTAATTTTTGGTATTCCCAATGAAGAAGTATTTTGGATTGATTTATGATTGGATATAACCGCCTTGGAACAAATGGTCGCCTAGGAAACCAGATGTTTCAATACGCAGCACTGAGAGGTATTGCTGCAAATAATAATTTGGATTGGTGTATTCCTTCAGAGGATACGCCAACTTATGCTAACTATGGACTCTTTGATGCGTTTAAACTCAAGAATCTCAAACACACTGGTCTTGTAAATGGTCCAACACATGATGAACCTGGATTTGAGTTTGATGAGGAGATTTTTAATAACTGTCCAGATAATGTGAATATTGATGGTTATCGCCAATCTGAAAAATACTTCAAACACATTGAAGATTCGATTCGTGAAGACTATGAATTTAAAGATGAGATTTATGAAACTTGTAATGAGTTTATGAGTCAGTTCAATGGAAACATTGTTCTTCTTCATATTCGTAGGGGTGATAACGTAGGTCGTCCAGATTGGTATCCAATGCCAACTGTGGATCACTATGAATATCTACTTGAAAAACATTTCAGTGATAATCAACCAGTTCTTATTTGTTCTGATGATTTGGATTGGGTAAAAGATCAGAAACTTTTCCAAGGTGACCGTTTTTACCTTTCGGAAACAAGAATTTACTATCCAAAAGAAGTGCTAAATGGAGCAGGTCAGATGGAAAAATCACTCGTTCCATTTTATGATCTGTGCATGATGTCATTGTGCAGTGATGCCATTATTGCAAATAGTTCTCTTTCTTGGTGGGGAGCTTGGTTACAAAAGAATCTAAACAAAAAAGTTATTACTCAAAGTCCTTGGTTTGGTGAAAGACTTTCTTTTAATAATATTAAAGATCTTATTCCCGAGTCTTGGATTGTTGAAACAATTCCTGATGAGAGGATTCAAAGATGATGAACCTAACGTTTCTCATACCAACTAGAATAGAGACAGAAGATAGACTAAGAAACATCATATCTTCAGTCTCTTATCTTCTTAGACATATACCTGCGAAGGTAATTGTAAAAGAAGTTTCCAATCATCCAACGTTCAAATTTAGAGCAATTCCTGAGATTAGAAAATATGCAGATACTTCTAATCTGACTTATCTCTACGAAGAAACTCAAGAACCTTTGTTTTGTAAAAGTAAAGTTCTTAATGATTTGATCGTTGCTGCAGATACTAAAGTGGTTGCAAATTATGATGCAGATTGTATTCTTCCTTTAGAGTCTTATTATCAGGCATATTCTGCAATTAATGATAATCAAGCAGATGTGGTGTATCCATATGGTTGTGGAATCTACCAGTGGCGTGCTGAATATAATCAAGACATTTACGAAGAGTTTGTAAATCAACTTGATATATCTGTTCTTGATAAAAAGAAAACAATTTCCAATTCTACGATAGGATGGACTCAATTCGTAAACCGTCAGAAATATGTTGAGTCTTATATGATGAATGAAAACTTTATTTCTTGGGGATGTGAAGACGATGAATTTTATTATCGTATGAGCATTCTTGGAAATCGTATCGGTAGAATTGATAGTTATGTCTATCATTTGGAGCATTCAAGAACACATAATTCTTGGTTTAGTAATCCAAACTTTAATAATAATTGGATTCTCTGGAACACTATTAAAACGTTTGACAAAGAACAGTTAATGAATTATTATGAGAATCAAGACTATCTAAAAACACGTAAAGAACAAATGAAATGATAGGATTTAATGCACTTGGGCGAATGGGAAGATTTGCCAATCAAATGTTTCAATATGCTTCTCTTAAAGGAATTGCTAGAAATACTGGAGTTGATTTTTGTATTCCAAATCATAATCAAGCAGTTGATGATGGAATTGGTAATAAACTCAGAACTGAACTATTTGATTCTTTTGATTTAAATGTTAATATCGGTCTATTAAATAATGGACATGCTCCGGTAGTTGTAGAAAGATTTTTTCATTTTGATGAAGAACTTTTTAGTCTTTGTCCAGATCATGTAACTCTTCAAGGTTATTTTCAATCAGAAAAATATTTTAAAAATATTGAACAAGAGATTCGCGAAGACTTTACTTTTAAGGATGAAATTTTGAAACCTTGCAAAGAAATGATTTCTTCAGTAGAAAACCCAATTGCTTTGCACGTTCGTCGAACTGATTATCTCTCTAATAGTGAAAATCATTTCAATCTTCCTCTTGAATATTATAAAGCAGCACTGAAACATTTTGATTCAGATAGAAATGTTATTGTTTTCTCTGATGATCCTACTTGGTGCCAAGAACAAGAATTGTTTTCAGATGATCGGTTTATGATTTCTGAGAACACTGATAACCGAGTAGATCTTTGCTTGATGACTCTTTGTGATGACTTCATCATTGCAAACTCTTCTTTTTCTTGGTGGGGAGCATGGCTCTCTCAGAATAAAAATAAAAAAGTTATTGCACCTGTCCAGTGGTTTGGAAAAACTGGATATACAAAAGATCACAACACTAAAGATTTAATTCCAAATGACTGGATCCGAATTAATGATGGACAAGAATAAGTCTGCCTTTAAACTTAAAGGTATTCCTCATATTTACTGGTTAAACTTGGATGCAGATACTCATCGTCGTGAGTATATGGAGAGACAGTTTAAATATTGGGAAATCGAAAATCATACACGTATTTCTGGATATGATGGTAGAGAGGATGATGTCTCAAGTCATTTGAAAGGAAGAATTCCTGATAACGTATCTCAGAATGAGTTGGGATGTTGTATGTCTCATCTCAAAGCAATTAAACATTTCTATGAAAATAGTGATGCAGATTATTGCTTAATTCTAGAAGATGATGTTAACTTTGATATTGTAAAACATTGGAACTTTACCTGGACTGATTTCTTTTCTGAAGTTCCATATGATTATGATTGTGTACAATTAACCACAATTTGTACAGGTGACATTCATGTAAAACTGCATCTTAAATTTATTAATGATTTTTCTGCTGCAATTTATTTGATTACACGCCATCATGCTGCAAAAATGATGAAATATCATGTTCGCGGAGATAAGTATAAACTTGATAATGGAGTAAAACCTAGAGCAGTTTCTGAGGATACTATTTTAGAAACTGGTAAAACATATACTATTCCATTGTTCTTGTATAATCTAGAAATGGGATCTGCAATTCATCCAGAACATCTTGGCATCTTCCACAAAGCACCTCACGATGCTTTGATGAATTTCTGGGAACAGAATGGAGTGGATATTAATATCAAAGAATATATGAATTACGATCCATATCTTGGTCGGATAACCGAAAATTCCGCAGCACAACAAACCTCTTGACTCTCTTAGAGGTTCATGCTATACTAAATAAGTACTTAAGAATTCTGTAGTAATTCTTAACAATCTAAATGTCGTTTAGTACTAAAACACTTTTATGAAACTCAAACAACTGATGCTTGCACCTGTTGCTCTGGGAATGGTTGCTCCTGCTGCGATTGCAGCAGACCTTAATATGAATGGAGTCAACCAATACACTTCCGCCGAGCAGGTCACAAGCGTCACTCAATTCTCTGATGTCCGTCCTACCGATTGGGCTTATCAGGCACTCAGCAACCTCGTAGAGCGTTATGGTTGTGTTGCTGGTTATCCTAACGGCACCTTTGCTGGTGGTCGTGCTCTAAGTCGTTATGAAGCAGCAGCACTTCTTAATGCTTGCCTGGATCGTGTAACTGAAGTTACCGATGAACTCAAGCGTCTCCAAGCAGAATTCTCACAAGAACTTGCTGTTCTTCGTGGTCGTGTAGATACACTGGAAGCAAAGGTTGGTGAACTTGAGGCAACTCAATTCTCCACTACTACCAAACTGCGTGGTGAAGCAAACTTTGTTCTTGGTGGTGTTGATGATTACCGCACTAAGGGTGGTGATACAACTCGCACTGCGTTCAACTATGACCTCCGCCTGAACCTGGATACCTCATTCACTGGTAAGGATCTACTTCGCACTCGTCTGCGTTCATCCAACTTCAGTGGTGATCCTTTCGGTTCCAGTTCTTCAATCTTTAAACTGGATAAGGCAGATAACACCACCAGCGAAGTTGGTAACAACGTAGTTATCGACCGTCTGTATTATTCATTCCCCGCGTTCAATAACACCACCACCATTACTGCTGGTGCTCTTGTTCGTAACACTGAAATCGCTTGGGTTCCTTCCGCATATGAATCCAAGATCCTTGATTTCTTCCAGGTAGGCGGTACTCCTGGTGTTTATAACAAGGCAGTTGGTTCTGGTTTCGGTATCCAGTATGGCAAGAAAGGTCTTGTTGCTGGTATCAACTATGTTGCACAAGCAGGTCAAGATAGCACCCGTGGTGAGTTTGATGAGTCTGGCGCTCTAAACACTCTGGCACAAATCGGTTATCGTGGTGATAACTATGGTATCGCATTTGGTTATCGTTATGGTACTGAAGGCACTCGTGTTCGCACCTACAATGGTCTGAACGGTGCTTCTGGTGCTCTTGTTCCAGGTCAAACTTCTAACGGTTATGCTCTGAACGCATACTGGCAACCCAAGACCTCTGGTTGGGCTCCTTCAATCTCTGCTGGTTATGGTTGGAACACTGTAAGTGGCACTGAGAGTGCTGCTACCAACAGTCAATCTTGGATGGCAGGTCTGCAGTGGGCAGATGTGTTTGCTAAGGGTAACACCGCTGGCGTTGCTGTCGGTCAGGCACCCACTGGCGAAAACCTTGAGAAGTCCACTCTTCTTGAAATCTTCTACAAGTATCAAGTGTCTGATAACATCAGCATCACTCCTGCTATCATCTACGGTAGCGACAATCAGCGCCTTGCTGATAACTCCTCAAATTGGGGAGGAATTTTACAAACAACCTTTAAGTTCTGATAACATACTCATAAGTTGAGTTAGGTCACTCCAAAAGGGGTGACCTTTTTTATTGGGTAATGAAAACCTTAACCAAATCTTAGTGGACTTTAAGGTTTACTTCCAGTATGATTACTTACGAAGTCAATTCACTTCCAAAAAACTTTTTATGAAACTGAAACAAATTTTTGCTGTTGGTCTAG